TGTGGATGGAATTATGTTGAGGGTTTGCCTCTGGCCTAGGAACGCGCAAAGGGTGGGCGGTGTGAATTGCTCAATGTCGCACCCAAGTGCGTACATGCTATGAGAGAGAATCGCTTTGAAGTGATGAGCCCGTAACATAATTGCCATAATGCGTTGGCCAGCAAGCCTATCGAAAAATTCAGCTTTATAGCACAAATCCCACCACCCCAAAAGATGATCCTAACCCCCTGCAAGATCCAAAAAGTATCAAAATGGAACCATAAGCCGCTGTTAGAGATAGCGGCTTTTCACTAAGTCGCTTCGCTCTGTATACAGTGACCGCAGAAGTGGTCTAAATCTGAGAAATTACGCTTCCTCCTTCTCGACTAATCAAAGATTAGCTCGAAGTGCGGCGAGCGTTAGATATAAAAAAGGTATGTCATTTTTGACATACCTAATGCGTGGAGTTTGTTATTTTGCGTGAAAAATGGGGATTAGAACAACTTGATGTTAGGGGCGTATTGTTTGCCAGTGTCAGAGCTGGCGAGGGCCGTGGAATCATCATTCTCAGATTCATCAACAGAATCAACAACCTCACGAATATAGAAAGGGTTACAAGTAATCGGGTGAGTGACATCACCAATGCGAATATTAGCCAAACAAGGCGCAAGCGGTTCAATATTCAGACCGACAGAATCAGGATAGAAAACAGCATTATCTGAACTGCGAACAAACGAATAGTGGTAAGCCTTGTCATTCATCGTGGTTTCAACAACAACCCCAGAAATATAAACATCAGTAAGCAACTCAGAAACATAAAAAGTCAAAGGGTCGGTTGATTCGATGGCCGGAGAAGTGGAAGGAACAACCGCAGGAACTGGAGAGGGTGTAGGCGTTGGTTCATCAGATGGGAAAAGAGTACCAGAGAGTGAATAAAGTGAGTAAGCAATCATCAAAATACAGAAGATCGCAACAAAGCCCATGACAGGGAATTTAAATTTATGAGTATGAATTTCAGCAGACCAGTAAACACCGTAAAAGCGTTTATCACGCTTAATCGGTTTTTTAGTCGATGCTTTAGAGTCGTGATAATCGTTAGGGTCAAAGCATTTAGGAGCTTCTTTTCTAACAACACGTTCACCACCAAGAGGGTTGAAATAGTGAACATGACAACCCACTAATTTACGAATATTAACATCACATAGAGTTCTGTCTTGAGTAACAAAATGGATGTCATAACCACCGTGTCGATGAGTTTCAAGCTGAGAAATAGCATGAGGAACACGAGAGCCAGTAGCGCGAGGGGGATAAAATTGCTGACACTCATCAATCAAAATAACCGAACGTTTGGGGAGATTCATCCACTCGTTGGGGTCAGGAAAGTGAGTAAAGTGCAAATTGAGTGGTTTAACTAAATCAAACTTATCGAGCGGAGAATCACCACAAGCAGATAAAATATCGTGAAGTTTGGTCAGTTTCTTTTTCGAGTAAACACGTTCAACCCAATACAACCAAGTAGTGAAATGATCGTGAGATTCAAACTGAGGAAGCAACCAAGGCACATCATCAAGAGTAATAAACTCACCATCATCATGGATAGGCATCATGATTTTAATGAGTTTACGTTTCATGGCCTTGTCAGTTAAACGCGGGAAATACCAACCGTAAAACCAACCTGAAAACGAACAAGCAACAGCGATATCAAGCATAAACAGTTTGATATTCGTGTAGTAATAACGACGAGCAGCATCATGAGAAACAATGATTTCTTTCAAAGAGTTCAGTGTTTTAGATGCACCCGGCAAGCCAGTTCGTAAAAAAATCATCCTTCCATTCCTCCCGTTTTCTGACCGGGTTTCCACCAACCTTGACGCATAGCAATTCCCTCACGAACACCTTTAAGGGCCATGAGAAAAGCACCAGTTGAAATCAAAAGATTAAGCGCTTTATCAGCCCACATATAGCCAAGCAATTGAACGATATCAGCACCAAATGAACCCAATTCATTAAGTTCATTGAGAGACTCGACGGCCGTACCGATAAGGCGACCAGTTAACAAATTGAAGCCAGAAAATATGACAACCCCGAAACCAGCCGAAACAAGAAAGTTAGAGGCTGAAGCACCAAAGGCACCAATAATCCAAGGGAGTGCAGAACGCAGCCATATGAAAACTGAACCAAGAGCTTGAAAGAGATATCCCATAAAATCACCATAGAGTTATTGAAGCAAAGCACGGCGCCTGCGCTTCTCCCGTCCTTTGCTTCATTCAATTACATAAATTTAGCAATCATAAAAAACGAACCTAAGGCCGCAGAAGCCATAAGGAACGCACGAAAAACCAAAGCCAAAGTACAGAAAGGTTGATAGTCGATAGTTAGACGAGTAATACCGAGGTCGTAGGTTCGGGGTTGTGGACAGCCGGAACTGAAACTAAAGCCGTTAGATTTATCGTAAGCTTCTAAAGCCTCATCAACAGAGCCGTTAGCATCGGTAAAGACCTTTTTAAATGCTCCATTCTCATCAACCGACTCTTGAGTAATGCGCTGTAACTCATCGGTAACAGCACCAGTTTCTTGATTGAAAATAGGAATGCGGGCGAGTTCGCCACACTTAGCATCCCAATTCATGCGGGCAAGATAACAACTGGCCGCATTGCCCGTACAATGAAATGAATTGCAACCAGACTCATTAAGCTCACCTGTTAATTTATCCCCTAGGCCATTGATGCCAGCACTCACGGAATCGAGAGAGTCTTTAAGCTGTGTCGTTTGAGAATTAATAGCACCAACAGTTTTAGAAGTGCCCTCAGTAATTGCGCCAGTGGTTTGAAGTTGCAAAAGCTTGTTAGCTTGGTGAATTAAATAGTCCTGATTGGTTTGCTCAACAATCGACTGACCAATAGCATCAAGCTTTGAGTTCGAGTGATTAAGGGCATCAAGTGTTGAAGAAAAACCCGCATTTAAATCAGTATTGAGAGAGGTGGCCGCCTGATTGTTGTCACGGTTTAAATTACGCAAAGCCTCAAGAACGGCGGTATCCGTTGTGTCGTTAGGGGCAACTTCATCAGGTTCGGGTTTGTCAAAATCTGGCGGTGTTGGATTGACCGGGTCAGGGTTGCTAGGGTTAAAACCACCGTTTGGAGGATTAATCGGAGATGTAGGGTCTTTAGGTTTAGCGATACCCTGAACACAAGAGAGAGAGTAATTTTCTCTATCAGTACAAGTAGAATTAACATCAGTGAAGAAGTCAGGATATTTAAGGGCACAACTATTTACTTCAGCCGCAACAAGTTCAGAAAAGTCAGTATCGCAAAAGTCGTCTTCAGGGCTAAGAACGCACATACCGACTTCATCACGAATATAGCCGGGTGGGCAAGGTTCAGGAGCAGGAACTTCACAAATGCCCGAATCAGATAATTCTTGACCAGCAGGGCAAGAGGAGACCTGAACAACGTTAGATAAAATAGAGCCCCAAATATTACTACCGTCAGAGCGCTTTAAATTACACTTAACACCAGAATAGGAAACCGAGCAAGATGTTGCTGTAAAATTATAAGGTGATGAATAATAAGTAAAAGAACAAGATTCAAGAAAGGAATTAGCAATAATATCTCCAACAGACCAACAAGCTTTAGAAGAAGCATCCGGTTTTATTGATGTAACCTTATAAAGCAAATCAGCAGAAGCACTAAAAGAAACACCGAAGAGTAAGAAAAGAAGTGCGAGGTTTTTTTTAATGCTCATAGAGTGAACCCTAGTTAGAAAAGTCGACGAGCCGCATCCCAGATAACCAGAAGAACGAAGCCCCAAATAAGATCGTCAGGTGTTAAATACAGTGGCATGAGAACCCCCAAAGAGGGGGACGAATCCCCCAAGAAAACGAGTAATTAGCCGAAAATTGCACCTTTGACCCATTTGTAAACGACCGCAAGACCTGCCAAGCCGATAAGAGCATTACCGACTTCACCAATGGCCTTGCCGCCATCGGTGGTAATTGCAGTGGTCGCAGCCGTAGTATCAACAGCCGCAAAAACAGGAAGTGAAGCAACAGAAGCAACAGCAACAGTGGCAACTAACGTTGTGATTTTCATAGTATTAACTCCTAAAACCGAGTACACGAAGAATGGTATTGATAACAAAAACCAAGCCATACAAGCCGATAGCCGCACTAAGCAAAGCAAAGACCACTTGAGGCGTTAAAAACGCTTCAGGGTTAGCAAAGTCAGATTGTTCTAGAAGCGTAATAGCTTGGCACTTTTCACCGGGAGCGAGCGAAATCACTTTGAGCGTATCGTTAAGAACTTGAGCACAAATCATTTAGCTAGCCCCCAGAGAATTAGGAAAGAAGACCAAAGCACATGTTACGGCTAGGGTCTTCAGGATTCGGATTCACTTTTAGTTCAACCTCTTCACCAACATCAATGCCAGCGAACTCAGCAATACATTGGTTAGCAAGAGTTAAGGTTTTCACGTCAAAGCCGTGACCAACCTGTTGGAATTTTTCAGTATCAACTTGGCGAAGTGGTACAACGTAAGCAACTTCAGCGAAGTCATAAGGACGGCCAGATGTTTTAGAAATACCTGAGCGACGGTAAGCGGCAAAAAATTTAACTTTCATGTTGGATTCCTTTATAGGTACATGGGTATAGATTTATGAGTAAGTGCGAGTGATTGCGCTACAAGGTTATGCCTGAACGGATCATGTTCATGGCGTTTTAGCGTTATCTCACCATCCGGCCAGATAACAAGAGAGAGAGATTCCCGAGGGCAAACGGGAACGGGTTTAAAGTCCAAAAGGCTATGGAGCAATGGCGAATCAACATCAAGCTGAAGCAGGTTAGCCACTTGCTCAGTAGGACTTTGAGCAAGACCGACCGTGTGTGAAAGTCGATGGCTAATGCCAAACTTGTTGGCCAAATAGTTAGGTTCGTTCGCGTAAGGGGATTTTGGCTCAACGTATGAAGCAGGGCGCTGATTATCGAAGTCAAATTTAATGATTTGAGAAAGTGGCATACGTTCACCTTTGTCTAAGTTCTGTAGGTCGCTTTTGGATAGACCGATAGCTTTAAGTTCGTTAAGGTTTCTAGATAATGTGGCTTTGGGTGTGTGTGCTTTGATTTCGTTGTAGCCCCTGTCACACAGAGACATATAGAAGCGAAAAATACGGTCAGCCGTGGCGTAACTGACTTTGCCCGTCTTAGTGGTTGTTGCGTAATAAGTACGAAGCAACTGTTTGATTTTTATATCGTTGTAAAACTCAAGCTCTGTCCCTTCAATACATTCGAGCATGTCCCGGAACATGTCTTTAAATAGCCATTCACAAAACGGATAGCCATTAATGGACTCGAATGTTTCAGCGTGACGGATAACATGCCAGATGCCCGCGCTATCATTACAAATACGTTTGATGTAACGCTTTTTACCACGACCTTCGAAACGAAGACGGTTAGCGGTGAAGTCTTGAAGTTCATGAGTAGACAACTCATTAATGACCCGTTGAAAACGACCCGTATGATCACGTTTAGCTGAACGTCTAAGCTCAGAAAGTTGATGGTTTAGCTCATCCTCTTTGGAGTAAATGACCAGCGTTTTCGCACGGCCAACGTCACTGTTTTGTTTAGTGCCGCGAGAGAAATAAACAGTGGTCTGAAAATCGGATTTGTTCGATGGGCGGAGATATTTATGCGAGATGTTAGAAAAAGACTCGATGGCCTGACGAAGCAAATCACGGCTAGGCATTTGGATTGAGTAAGTCGAGTCAATACGGGAAAACTCAGCGTTTGGAAAGTCGAGTGCGTCAAAGAGCTGAGGGTTCGCATCTTCAATAGATTTCAAAAGAAATTCAGTGCAGGTTCGTAAGTTGTCGGAGCCATAAACGTTGTGACCCTGCATGACTTTAGCCGGTGATGCTTTGATACGAACGTATCCCCAAACAACGTTAGAGAGTGGACAAGCATCGAAAACTTTAACCGCTATGTTGGTGTAAGAGCTTGGCATAGTCGCCCAAGGACAATACAAGTTGTGGAGCTCTTTAGTCTGCCCGTCAATATCAAACTCAACATCACCAGAAGCCACCTTATAGCCAGTCAAACTGGATAGCTTTCTAAAATTCACATAGCCGCAGTTATCCGACACATCAACGTAATCAGATTTGAGTGGAATGGTGATTTCTAGAAAGTCATACATAGGCTAGCACTCAAGAACATAAGTGAGTTGAGCCAATGGAAAAGATTTCTGAACAACTTCAAGCGCTTTTTGAGCGTCAGAATCCGAAAAAGGAACAGCTTTAGACAGGTCATCGGTCGTGACCAGGGAGGAGGAACTATCATCTAAAGCTGTGAAACCTGCAACGTAACGAGGCAAGCAACCCGATGTTACTTGAACGAGAATAGCCATTATTAACCTACCAACCAACTGAATCTTAGATTCTAAATAATTATTTTCAACTCAAAATATAATTTCTTAGTTTCTAATAGTCAATAAAAGTTAGCTTATAAGCTTATAATAAATTAGAAAATTGATAGAGGTAACAGAATGGCAACTAAACACGTAAAAGACAGCACATGGCGAAAAGTAGAAGAGAAAACAGTTAAAGCTGTGATAGAGACGAGAACGAACATTAAAGAAACGGAAATGTTGGACTACCTAATCAATCTAGGACTAGAAAAATTCACAGTTGAAGACTACGAAAAAGTGAAAAAAAGAAACTAGAGGATTTGATATGCAAAAGGTGGCGAGAATTACTCTAACATAAAACGGCCCAACTGGGCCGTTGTTGTTATAACCGAACCCAAGTACGC